ACTGGGTTGTGGCTACCTTGGCGTTGGCGTAAATACCAAAACCTTGAACAGCAGAAGGAATCAGCAAAGAAGCCCATTTAAGAGCATCATCTCCTGAGCTTCTAGGAGCCTCTAGGCGTTGTTCTTGTGGAGCATTCATACCAAACTGCATCGACATGACCGCTGCAACAGATGCCGTAGGATCTCCCTTCTTTACAATCTCAGTTAGTACAGCGTACCGAGCTTTCTCAGATTCAGCTTTGTAGCGAGCAATAGCCACCTGAGTTTCTGAATACTTGGTGTAATCAGTAGAGGCGCACCCTACCAAAGCTAAAACAATTAAGGGCGTGGTTAGTTTAATCATCTATCTTCTCCTTGAGGGTTTCTCTTACTTGGTTGTAGGTGGTAATACAGGCGTTGAGGGCGAGGATGGCTTTGTCACCGTCTGCGACGATGTTGATAAGATCTTGAGAAGTCTTTGGGTCAAGCTCGGTTCTTGCATTTGAATCTCCGCTGGCAGTTCTGGTGGAGTCGGCGGTACATACACTATTGGAGGCGAAGGGGACTGACAAGCGCAAAGCACCAGACTGCACGTCAGCAGTAAGCTTGTAAATCTTAGTCTGTGCTTCATCATTTGCTTTCCTCAATAAACTTGCGGTCGTGTTGACTTTGGCGTTCAGCTCGGCTTCTTTGGTGCGAGCCTCTTGATTAGCTCTTGCAACCTTTGCCACAGCCTCGTCATAGCATTCTTTATATCCTGCGTGGTGACCATAAAAATATGCTCCTGTGATTGTAAGTATTACACTCAGTAGTACCCACGGGTTGAATAAACTAAACATTACTTTGAATCCAAATGATACTTAGACTTTTGATACTCGTTGTGAACATAGTACATCAACCCAACAAACTCAAGCACCAGAATCAAAATTGCAGCGCAAACGGTTGCCCGTACTTGGTACTTTTCAATAAGAAGTCTACGTCTGTACGCAGCTTCTGCCACGGCTTTTTTTGCTCACGCTCAACTTTCTCACGTTCTTTTTGCACCACTACCCGCATATCAGCAAACTTAGACCAGAGTCCCGGCATTCCTACCTGATAGATAATCATCTCTCTCAAATCAGTTTCCATCTGCGTCATCTGTTCTTGACGCAATACCCTGTTCATGGCTTCTTCATTGATGGAAATATTTTTGGGTAAAGGAACCTTTTGAGCTTCCTTCTCAGCAACCTTGAACTCCTCGTTGTGCGTGAAGAACTTACCCAAATGCTGACTGATATCGGTGACTATCTCTGATAAATCTTTACCATCTTCTTTGAACTCGTTATAAAGCGCCACGCATTCTTTAATACCTGCATGGGCCGCCTTACAAGCCGCAAAGATGGTAATTGGATCCATTACTTTATCGTTTCTTTAAATATAACTCTTCTTGACTTATTGTGTTCTCGATTTTCATAAGCCTTAATTTGATTGCATGTTGCACATAAAACTTGTAGTTTTTGAACTGCTTCTTCCAAGTTTTTAATATAGTACCTAAAAAGTTTACTACCGTGTTTGGCCCTATCATCAGCGCCATCACCATTTTTATGATCTAAAACCAGCCCACGCAAGTCTTTGTCATATCCACAAGTAATGCATTCCCCACCAAGAGCAATTAAAAGATTATGTCTTTTTTCAACATCTCTTAAACTGTCAGCACCTTTTGTTCCAAGATAATGCGCTCTTCGTCTAGAGACACCTTCTACTTCAGGATATTTTCTTCTTGCTTTGTTTCTCTCAACAAGACTTTCAACTTTAGACAAACCAAAACATCTTTGGCAGCAGTATTTTGCTCTATTTTTTGCAGCAATAAATTCAACCTTGCACTCCAAACATGTTTTATGAAACGGCATTTACTTACTCATTTTGGATAAAGTTTTTGCTAAACGAGCACGCTGCCCCAGTTTCCCGGGTTTTTTTGCAGCGGCCGCCAGCTTCTTTGCAGGAATCGTTTTACCTTCTTTAACACCTAGCTCTTTACGCAAAGCTCCGGGATGTTTGATTGCTTTCTGAATGAATTTTGTTGCCATGATTAAACTCCTGTTGGTTCTGTAGGCCAAGTCATGTCCCAAGGAAATCCTGTTTCTTTAGGCAAATCCCTGAGTGCTTGTCTGTATGTTGCCCATGTAGTCTTGTCTACAGGTGCATCTGCCACTTGTGTCCAATCCGTATCTTTGAGCTTGGTATCACGTTGTTCACGCACAGACTTTGCTTGTTGCTCATCAACTATTGTTTTTACATCATCTTCAAAATCAACAATTTTCCATTTGGTAAACCATTGACCATCTATTTGCTCTACGCCATCACGGGCAATCCCTTGATAACGAGTAACTGTTGGAGTAGGCCCCTCAAAAACTACACTTGCGTTGAGTTCAGCAAGAATTTCAGGCGTTGTTGTAGCCCATGTTGGGCCATCGTTTGAAAGCGTATATGCACGAAACTCTGATTCGTACATTACTTGACCGTCTTGTGTTCTGATTTCCATGATTTGTCCTTATGCTATTGCTAAGAAGATGTAAGTTGCTGAACTTGTATTGATTGCAGCCAATATTGCAGCATTCACCGTAAAACCACCTGTAGTTGTTGTGACTGAGCCAAGCGTTGCGGTTTCTGCTGCTGTGCTGTTTAAAAACAAATAGGGGTCTGTTAATACCGTCATGCCACGGGCGGTGTCGTAGACATACCAATCACCTGTTGCGTCAGTACGCTTAATAAGAACAAACCTAGCTCCACCCGTAAAGCCACACGCAATAGCTTGTGTTGTTCCGTTTCCTGTGTAAGAGCCGACTTTGGAAACACCAGCGCAAGTGGCAAATAGGTAAGCAACATAGGTTGCGCCAGAACCATTTACTAAATATGTTCCATCAATACTAAATACAGTTGATGTTGGCGTTGTATTATTCCAAATGCTTGCGGTTTGAGCATTGTCAGATGTATTTAAATAAAGTGCTTGTGTATTACCAAGTGGCGCTACATAAGTCCACCATCCCCGATTTGTACCACCAGTACTTCGGCATTTCACAATCATCATCTCAGGCACTACACCCAAATTATGGTTGATTGTTGTAGCACTTCCAGTACCTGTATAACAAACCTCATCAAAGAATTGAGGGGCACGACCAAAGTTCCAGTTAATATAAGAACTACCTGATTGATTGACATCATAGTTATCTGCATCAGACCCTAAAACATAACCTGTTTGATTTGCAAAACTAGTTAATGTGTAAGCATCCGATACTTCAGCACCTGTAGTATTTGAATATACTAAATTTGTTGCTCCACGCAACCTATCAAAAACTTTTGCGGCTTGCCATCCGGGCGTTCTGTCCATAATAAAAGTTGTATCAGTAAGAATAGAAGCATTGACAGTTGCGTTAGCGCCAGTACCTGTGCGAGTTAATGGACTAAACACCTTAGTCGCATCAGTAGGTACTTTCATCGGGCCTCTGCGTATGGCTATGTAGATGTAGGCATTGCTAGGAGTTAAACCTGAAGTATTCCAACCAGTAGCATTTACACCATTAACAGAACCCCAAGAACTTTCAGCCGCAGAAGTATTTGGACTTAAAAATGGAGAATTTGTAGCTGGTGTTACTGGCATTCCACGCATGGTGTCTGTTATGTACCATCCATCTGCTTGAGTAATATTTTTAATTAAGACCCATTGAGGTTCATACCCAAGCGTTATATTTGCTTTTCCAGAACCATCAGCAGTAAACGACCCACAAGAAATCACATTGTCCGTACCCGTCAGGCCAAAGCCTCCTGCGTTGTGGGCAAAGATATAGGCGACGTATGAAGCGCCATTGGTATTTACAGTATCATTTGTTCCAACAGAAAAAACAGTAGATGTTGGACTTGTATTATTAAAGAAAACTGAACTTGTTACGCCTGTTCCTGTGTCATCTAAAAACAAACAAGTTCCATTACCTACAGAAGTATGATAAACACCCCAATTAGATGTAGAACCAGCATATTTTTTAATAATAATACAACCAGGAACAGAACC